TAACTTCAAAAAACAAATACTTGAGATATGCTCTTCTAACGAGGAACTGATACAACGAGAAGAATATTGGTTGAATTACTACGATGTAGCGAACCGCGATGACTTTTACAATCTAAGAAATTCCAGTGTAGGGTATACCTCAGAAGAAGTCAGGGGAAAAAAAAATCCCATGTATGGTAGAAAACATTCTGAAAAAACAAAACAAGAAATGAGTGAAAAGGCAGTTGGTAGAAAAATGACAGATGAAGCTAAAATTAAAATAGGAAATCATTTTAGAGGTTTGCTGGTTGGTGAAAAAAACGGATTCTATGGTAAAACCCATTCCAATGAAGCAAAGAAAAAAATGAGTGAACAACGATCTGGTAAAAACAATCCAATGTATGGTGTTAGTGGCGAAAAATCACCCGGTTTCAAAGGTTTTGTAGTCTGTACTGATGGTCCCTATAAAGGACAGGTTAGAACAAGATTGGAGTGGTGTTCTTTACTTGGTAAGTGTTCACAGCATTTTTCACTGCATTTAACGCGTAAAAAATATAAAAATGGAATAAAAGGAAACTTTTTCAAATGGGACTATGAAATAAATACATAATCTATATAATATATAAACAAGGAGTCTTTATGACAAAACAAGAAATTTACGAAGAAATGAAACAACTGTTTCAAGAATTCGATCGGGCGCATAATTCTTCAAAGAAGAAGGATGCTGCCGCTGCCCGAAAAGCGGCTGGTGCTCTCAAGAAGCTGGTGACCCCATATAATCAAGCATCTGTTGCAGAGGCGAAAACTGCAAAGGGTGAGTAAGGAAGATTATTATATTAACGAAAACGGGAAGGTGGTATTCACAAAAGAGTACCACCTTCGCCGTGGTTATTGCTGTGGCAGTGGTTGTAAACATTGCCCATACAACCCAAGACATGTAAAAGGAAATAAAATTTATGATAAAGCTTTACAATGAAAACGACCCAAAGCGAGTAGATCCAAAGCATATGGTTGGAAGAGAAATATTAATTAGAGATAAAGAACAGATCTTTATTGGAAAAGTTGCGGTAATAAATAATATGTCATATGTATATAGGTTTGGCATTACACGGAAGTTAAGTGAGTTTGATGGCTGGGCTACGTTGCCGGTTGAAATAATAGATGAGCAATCACGTCAACGTGAATTGGATAGATTTTTTCTTGATGATTAATAAATCAAGTTTCAATGGGTGGGCTCCGTTGTGTAAAATGATAGGCCCTTGAAAATATTTAAAGGTAAGTTATGTATCAAAATGTGTTTTACGACAAGGGCACAAAGATTGCCCACATATGGGATGATGAGAAAGGTCATATTACATTTCCATTTGAACCATATGCATATAAAAAATCTTTTAATGGAGAGTACACCTCACTGTTCGGGGATAAGCTCGAGAAGATAACATTTTTTAACCGAGATGATTCAACATTGTTTGAAAGTGATGTACCGGAAACAACCCGCATATTAGTTGATATGTATACGGATTCTGATATGGCATCAACTGGGCACAATATCTTATTTTTTGATATTGAGGTTGAGATGGAATCTGGAACGCCCGACATGGAGAAGGCGGAAAATGGTATAACCTCGATTGCCGCTTATTTTTCTAATACTAAAAAGTATACTGTATTTGTATTGGATACCGATGGAACTGCGTCAAAAACAAAATTAGATGATGCATCTGTTGAACTTGTTTCGTGTGCGAACGAAAAAGAGCTCTTGAAGAATTTCTATGATTATTATGAAAAAAACCCACCGACCATTATTACCGGATGGAACTGTGACTTTTTCGATATTCCATATTTGTTTAACAGAACAAAGAATATTCTTGGCAAGAAGGTAGCGTTGCGCCTGTCTCCGATAAAAGAACACTTCTTTTCTCCATATAGAAACCGTTACTTTTTTGGAGGAGTTTCTATATTGGATTACCTAACTGTATATAAAAAGTTTACTTATACACAGTTGCCATCATACTCTCTCGACGCTGTTTCAAAGAAGGAACTTGGGCGCGGTAAAATTGAATACGAAGGAAATCTTGACGAGTTGAAGAAGAATGACCTTAAGAAGTTTATCGAATATAATATTACAGATGTTGAACTTATTGTTAAAATGAATGAAAAATTACAGTTTATTGATTTGGTACAGGGTATATGCCACGTTGGTCATGTTCCATATGAAGATTATGTATATTCATCTAAATATCTTGAAGGCGCTGTCCTAACCTATTTAAAGAGAAAGGGAATTGTAGCCCCTAATAAGCCAGCAGATAGGCAAGAAAGAATGGCTCAGGTTAGAGAATCTGGTGATGAGAAATTTATCGGTGCATATTTAAAATATCCAATTGTAGGCAAGTATGACTGGATTTACGACCTGGATTTGACATCTCTTTATCCATCGATCATTATGTCATTGAACATTTCCCCAGAAACTAAAATTGGAAAGATCGATAATTGGGATGCTGAAGATTATATAAAAGGCACGGAAAAAGAGTATATTGTTGATGGAGAAACAGTCTCTAAAGAATTGGTAGAGAAGTTTTTTAAGGCATACAATTATTCTATTGCGTCTAATGGGGTTCTATATAAAACAGATGAGAAGGGTGTTATTCCTTCTATTTTGGATGAATGGTTTGATAAGCGAGTAGAATATAAAGATTTGATGAAGAAGTATGGAAAAGAAGGCGATGATCAAAAATACGTTTTCTATAAACAACGCCAATTGGTTCAAAAAATTCTTTTGAACTCGCTCTATGGCGTATTAGGATTGCCTGCGTTTAGATTTTATGATATCGATAATGCAGAGGCTGTTACACTTACAGGTCAAACCGTTATTAAAAAAACAGCGGACTTCCTGAATCTTAAGTACAACAAAGAATTGAATACCGAAAATATAGATTACAACATTTATATTGATACGGATAGCTGTTTCTTTAGCGCACTGCCACTGGTAAAACACAGGTTCCCAGAGATCGACATCAACGATGATGCAGCGATGACAGAAAAGATTTATGAAATAGCAAACGAAAGTCAAGAGTTTATCAATTCGTTTTATGATATATTTTCAAAGCGATTTTTTAATATTGCTAATCATAGGTTTGAAATAAAGCAGGAAATGATTGCTAAGTCCGGTATTTGGATTGCTAAAAAAAGATATGCACAGTGGATTATTGCAGATAACGGCGTTCGTGTTGATAAGCTGGATGTTAAAGGCTTGGATGTTGTTAGATCATCATTTCCAAAAGCATTTCAAAAATTCATGTCTAATCTTTTGATTTCTATTCTAAAAGGTGCATCAAAAGATGAAGTAGATACTTTAGTTTTGGAAATGAAGAAAAATGTTCATATAATTGATATTATAGATTTGGCTAAAAATTCATCGTTAAATAATTTGATTAAATATAGAGGTCAAATAGACATCGGAGTTATAAATTCCTTTAATAAAGGAACTCCTGCTCAAGTTAAGGGTGCGATTGCTTATAATAGATTGTTAGCCCACTATAAGTGTCCATATAAATTTTTACCATTCAAGGATGGTGATAAACTAAAATGGGTATATCTGAAGGATAATCCATTTGGAATAGAAACAATTGCGTTTAGAGGAGATAGCGATCCTAAAGAGATTAAAGAATTTATTGCGAATTATATAGATAGAGACTATATGTTTACATCTGAGCTTAACAATAAATTGCAAGATTTTTATGATTCATTAAAATGGGCATTGCCGTCTGCAAGTAATAAAATTATAAATGAGTTTTTTGAATTTTAAAGGTGATACGATGGAAAAAAATAAGCTTATGTCATTTATATCAAAATATTCGCTTGGTGGTAATGTAGATTCTGCCGAGTGGAAGATTGATTCTGAAGGCATATCTACTAGGTTTATTACCGATGACCAAAATGCAATTGGGGATATCTCAATTGAATTTAAAAATGAGAACATAACAAATGAAATTACCTTTGGCATAGCAAATACACCTTTGCTTGTAAAAATGCTTTCTGTATTAAATGATGAAATTAACGTTGATCTGATAACAAGAGCAGGATTGACACCTGAATCTCTTAAGATATCTGACGGTGATTCTGTTGTGACGTATATGATTGCAGATCCAAGTATCATAAAAAAAGCCCCAAATGCAAGAGAATTCCCAGACCCAACCTATGAGTTTTCGTTTAGCAAGGAAACATTAGTAGATAAGTTTTTGAAAGCAAAAGCCGCATTCCCAGATGAGAACAAGTTTACAATAACACAGAATAAAAAAGATCTGAATCTAATAGTTGGAAGTTCCTTAAACAAAGTAGCTATTTCAATAAAATCAGATTTGGTTGGAATACCAACACGAAACATATCGTTCGATTCAAAATATTTTAAAGAGATGCTAACTTCAAATAAAGAAATGATATCTGGAAAATTTTCTGTGTATGAACGAGGAATTGCTAAGGTTGAGTTTAAACATGAATCGGCATCTGTGTCGTATTTTTTAATGGAAATGTAAATTATAATTTTTATATATTAATATATTTTTGTATATTAGTAAAAAAGGAAATAAAAAAATTATGCTTATTGCAATTGGCGACATACACGGAAAATTTACTGAGCTTAAAATTGGCATCCGTAATATTTTAAATGAAACACATACACAAAACGTGTCTATTGATTTTGTTCAATTAGGTGATTTTGGAATGGGATTTGGTGATCCAAAAATAGCATATAACGAATTATCTGATTTGGATACTGATCTTTGTTTGCGAAATTCTCATTTATGGATTATTCGTGGAAATCATGATAATCCTGCATTTTGGTCTAACACTGGGTATAGATTTGAAAATATTCATTTTGTAAAAGATGATACAATCTTGACTTTAAATGAAAAACAGTGTTATTTTGCAGGTGGGGCTATTTCAATAGATAGAATTGTAAGAATCCAAGGTGTGAATTATTGGGATTCCGAACATTATACTAATCCGGGTGAATTGATAAATGCAAACATAGATATAATTTTTACACATGATGTGTATCAAGAGATTTCCAACTTTAAAATACACACATCTGATATCGTAGCTAGATGGCTCGAAAAGGATAGCCTCTTATACCAAGACATGCTAGCACAGCAGTATGAATTAAAGAAATTATATGAAAATGTTTCAGCTCACAATAAGAATATTAAATGGTATCATGGGCATTATCATGAATCATCTGTTTTTTATTATGACGATGAATCATTTACATGCGGATTGGCAGAATTAGAATTTAAGGAAATACGTTAATATATTTTTTAAACGAGGTTATTATGATAAATGTTATTAGATTTACAGCAAGTTGGTGTTCACCATGTAGAGCACTTGCACCGTTGATGGATGAAATAAAAGCAGAAATGGCGAGCGATACTGGCGTTCGATTTAATGTAATTGACGTTGATACAGACAGAATGTCAGTGAATCAATATAATGTTAGATCAGTCCCAACTGTAGTCATTGAAAATAATGGAGTAGTAGTTCAGCAGCTGGTTGGAGTTAAATCAAAATCAGATTATATTGATGCAATACAAAAGGCTAACTTCTAAATATGACAGCAATTAACATAAACATTAAAATAAAATATAAGGTAACAATATGAATGGTAAAAATTGGTGGACAACGCCAACTGGAACTAAATTTAAATTGAAGTCAGATCAAGACCCACTTACAGTAAAATTTAAAAAGCTATATTCAGATGCGGTTACCCCATCATATGCAAAAGATGGAGATGCTGGTCTTGATTTAACTGCAACACATATGATGTGGGATGATACCTATATTGAATATGGAACTGGAATTGCAGTAGAAATTCCAAATGGCTATGTAGGGCTTGTATTCCCACGCTCGTCTGTTTCAAAGAAAGAAAACTTCTACTTGAAGAATTCAGTTGGAGTTATAGATTCTGGGTACCGTGGAGAAATTAAGCTTAGATTTAATAAATCAGATACATATTATGAAGTAGGCGAAAAAGTTGGTCAAATTATAATCATGCCATACCCAACAATCCAACTAGAAGAGGTAACTGAGCTTTCAAATACTGATCGTGGAAACGGTGGGTTTGGTTCAACTGGAAAGTAACTAGGAGTATATTATGAGTAGGAGCTATAAAAAAAATCCAATTCATGGAATCAGTGCAACTGAAACTGAGAAGAATGATAAAAAAAGATGGCATCGAACATTTAGGCGTAATGTAAAAAATAAAATACATGTATCTCATTATAATTTAGATCAATTGGAGGATACAATATTTCCTGCAATAAAAGAAGAATCAAATAAACGCCTGATGTCAAAGGATGGTAAAAAATATTGGAGACCTAAAAACGTTTCATTGTATCTGATTGAATACTTTAAAAAAATGATGCGAAAGTAAAATCAATGACTGATATTATAATTACATCATATAAACGCTATAACAATATTCAAATAATATTAAATTCTTTTATTGTTCAAACTAGACAAGATTTTAATATAACTGTAATACATGACGGATATGATGAAAAAATGGAATCTATACTTAAAGGGTTTAAGGAACAATACCCGGACAAGATTGATTACAAATTTACAGAGCAGAGGTATAATGATTATGGTCATACCTTACGTGACATGGGAATACAAAATGCAAAAGGCGACACAATACTCATCACAAATGATGATAACTACTATTGCAATAAATTCTTGGAAATAATGTTATCTACAATGCATGGAGTTAATGCAGATTTGGTTTTCTGTGATATGATACATGGGCATAAATATCCGGGTGGAAGAATGCTACCTGAATTTAGTTTTTTTGAAACACGCCCAAGTAGGGGTAATATTGACATAGGATGTTTTATAACAAAAACTGAGTTAGCCAAACAGGTTGGGTTTAGAGATAAATCACACGATGGCGATGCCACATATTTTGAGGATTTGATAAAATCAAAAAACAACTTTCAGGCAGTTAAGGTAAACCAAGTATTATTTTACCATAATTAAAGATTATTTTATTACTAATAAAGATATTACATGTCTAAAAATACACTGTGGGTCGAAAAGTATAGGCCCAATACACTAGATGACTATATAGGAAATCCAACATTAAAAAAAACATTTCAAACTTATTTAGATACAAATGACGTACCGCATCTATTGCTTCACGGTAATGCAGGTGGAGGCAAAACAACACTTGCAAAGATAATAGCCAACAAGATAGCAGATGGCAATTATATGTACATAAATGCAAGCGATGAGAATTCAGTTGATACTGTTAGAGATAAAATTAAGCAGTTCGCATCATCAGTAGGTTTTGGTGGTTTGAAAATAATAATATTAGATGAGGCGGATTTTACTACTCCAAATTTCCAAGCTGCACTGCGTAATGTTATGGAAACGTTTAGTAAAAATACACGGTTTATACTTACATGTAATTACGTAGATAAGATAATTGAACCAATTCAGTCTAGATGCCAAGCATTTAACATAGTCCCACCATCAAAAACTGATGTTGCAATCATGATGGCGGAAATATTAAAGAAAGAGGAAATTACATATAATAACAAAGACCTAGCGACCGTAATCAATAAAAGCTTTCCAGACGTAAGGAAAGTAATA